AGCGCCGAGGCGCTAATTACTGCCCTGGCTGGCGTGCAGGACAAGACCGTCCACGTGCACATCAATTCGCCTGGCGGTGACGTGTTCGAGGCCCGCGCCATGGCTGCAGCCATCGTCGCGCACCCTGGCACTGTCGTCGCCCATATTGACGGTATCTGCGCCAGCGCCGCCACGTATGTTGCCCTGGCCTGCAGCCAAGTTCGCATGACGGACGGCGGTCTTTTCATGATCCACAACAGTTGGACTGTGGCCTATGGCAACAAGACCGACCTGCGCGGCTCTGCGGATCTGCTTGACAAGATCGACGGCACCATCATCGCGGACTATGCCCGCAAGACCGGCGCATCGGTCGACCAGGTCACCGCCTGGATGGACGCCACCACGTGGTTCACGGCGCAAGAAGCGCTCGATGCGAAGTTTGTCGACGTCATCGACCCCAACACCAAGCAGTCGGAGAACGCGGCTGCGCAGTGGAACCTAAGCGCCTATCCCAACGCGCCCAAGCAACTGGCTAAGCCCACCAAGCCTGCAGCGAAAACCAAGGCCGCGATCATGGCCAGCGCGCAGCCGTCCGATACGGCCTACCTCACCGCCATGGTCGCCAACTTCGGCACCGCGGTGCAGCTCTCCAAAGACTTGATCCTGGCCGACGCCACCACGCCGCTGCGCGAGTTCGCCGAGGGCGTCATTGATGACCAGGCCGGCGATCTGGAACTGATGAAGCTGTGGATTGAATCCGCACCGACCGAGGCGGAAGACCCCGAAGACCTCACCAGGCTCGCAGCCAACCAAATCCAACTCAACCGCAACCGAATGCGATTGTTTGCCCCCATCTGACGCTCCCCGCGTAGATACCGAGCCAGCCTGACAGCTGGCTTTTTTTATGTCTGTCTCATTCACATAAGGAATCCAAATGAGCATCCAAGAACTCCGGGAGCGCCTCGCAGCCTCCAACCGCGCCGCCAAAGCCCTGCTAGCTGAAAAAGGCTCGCAGACCTGGACCAAAGAGGACCAGGAAAAATTCGACAACCACATGGACGAGGCCGATCGCCTCACGCGCCAAATCGCCGCGCACGAGAAGATGAACGCGCAGGACCGTGACGAAAATTTCACGGACCTGAACGAGCACAACATCACTGCCAATGCCAAGAACGGCAAGAAGCTGACCGATGCTGAGAAGGCCTTCAACGTCTTTCTCCGTAAGTCATTCAAAGACATGACGGTAGACGAAGCGCTGGCCGTGCGTAACACCATGTCCACCACTACTGGCTCGCAAGGCGGCTTCAGTGTGCAGTCCATCGTGGCATCGCAGTTGATCGATCTGCTCAAGGCGTTCGGCTACATGCGTGCCGTCGCCAGCCAGATAACCACGGAGCAAGGCAACCCGCTGAGCTACCCAACGTCTGACGGTACCTCGGAAGTGGGCGAATGGATCGCGCAGAACACAACGGCCAATTCTGCTGACCCTGTGTTTGGCACTGTTGCCCTGAACGTGTTCAAGGCTGGCTCGAAAGTGGTTGCAGTGCCAATCGAACTGTTGCAAGACAGCCAGATCGACATCCAAGCCATGGTGTTCAAGCGCTTGGCGGACCGTATCGGCCGCATCAGCAACGTGGGTTACACCACGGGCGGCGGTACTGTTGACCCAGGCGGCCTGGTCACTGCAGCCGCCGTCGGTAAGGTTGGTCTGGTTGGTCAAACCCTGACCATCATCTATGACGACTTTGTCGACATGGTTGACAGCCTGGACGCAGCCTACCTGTCGCACAGCGGCACCGACAAAGACGTTGGCACCCCAGAGCCTGGCTGGATGATGAGCCAGACCTTGCGCCGCGTTGCACGCAAGATCAAGGACACTGCCGGTCGCCCGATCTGGACGCCAAGCTACGACGAAGGCATGTCGTCTGCCACGCCTGATCGCCTGTTGGGTTACCCCGTGTATCTCAACAACGACCTGGCTGTGCCGGCAGCCAATGCCAAGTCCCTGGCCTTCGGTCAATTCGCCAACTACCTGATCCGCGATGCGATGGATATCACCATGTTCCGCTTCGATGACTCGGCGTACATGAAGCTGGGCCAGGTCGGCTTCCTGGCATGGGCCCGCACTGGCGGCAACTTGCTGGACGTGAACAGCGTCAAGCTGTACCAGCACAGCGCTACCTAAGCGCTGGCCAGGCCTCCACCGGGGCGATCGCCTCGGTGGTGTTCTCCAACCCTTTCATTCTTTTCAAACATCATGACAAAACTCATTGCACTGTTGGCACTCAATGCAGTCGCCCTGCTGGACGGGACCACCAAAGACATTGCCCAAGGTGAAACGTTCGAGGTGCCGCAAGACACAGCTGACCAAATGCTCGCCACCAATGTAGCCAATCTGGCAGATACCGCGCCACCAGCGCCAACGCCATCGGTTAAACGCAAGCCGGTCAAGGTGCGCCTGCTGATCGACAGTCCGCTGGGCAAGGCCAATGACGTTGTCACGCTATCTGCGTCCGACGCCAAAGCCGCCGAGGCTGCCGGCCAGGCTGACAGCGATGACGACGCCGTGGCGTACGCCCTGACCCTGCCGCAAAACCAACCCCAGGCCTAGCACCTGCTGCGCAATGCGCTCCCTACCCGGTAGCGCATTCCAGAGCACTTCGCAACCATTCAGATCCACACCATGGCACTATCCCGCACCGTTGCACCGACTACCACGCCGGTGACCCTGGCCGAAGCCAAGGACCATCTGCGCGTGGACATCAATGCGCAAGACGCGCTGATCACACGGATGATCAACACGGCGACCGAGGATGCTGAGCATGAGTGCGGCCGCGCCCTGATGCCTCAGACCTGGTTGCTGCAGCTCGATGCCTTCCCCGCAGTGATTGAGCTCACCCGCGTGCCCGTGGTCGCCATCACCAGCATCGTGTATGACGACACCACCGGCACACCGCAGACGCTGTCCAACACGCTGTACCGGCTCAACAATGCCGACGAATCGGGTATCGCCACCGTCAAGCCAGCCTTCGGCAAGACCTGGCCCGCTACCCAGCAGCAAGACAATGCCGTGCGCGTGACGTTCACTGCAGGTTATACCGACGCCGCCTCGGTGCCCGAGAGCATCAAGCAATGGATCTTGCTGATGGTCGGCACCTTGATGAAAAACCCCGAGGCCGAGCGCATTGAGCGTGGCAACTTGCTGAAGTTTTCCACTGCCGATCGGCTGCTCGACCGCTTCAAGGTGTACAAGTTATGAGCGCGGGCCAATACAACCGCCTGGTCACCATCCAGCAGCTCGCAGCGGGCCAAGACTCGCTGGGCCAGCCGGTGCAGACCTGGAGCACAGTGTGCAACCCCTGGGCTTGGGTTCGCAACCAGTCCGGCGCGTCGGCCATCAAAGCCAGTGCAGACGTAAGTACAACGCAGGCCAGCATCCGCATCCGCTACCGCACCAACATCACCGCAGGCATGCGCGTGGTGCTGGGTACGGTCAATTACGACATACAGGCCGTGCTGCCCGACGAAGAGGACCGCGAGTATGTCGACCTGGTCTGCATCACAGGGGCCAGCCATGGTTGATGCCGTCACTTGCACTTTCGACATGTCAGGCATCGAGGCCGACCTGGATGCCATGACCAAGGCTGTCTCGGACAACCTGCGGCCCATCGCCCAGGCTGGTGCCCAAGCGTTTTACAACGAAGTTCGTGCCCGTGTCCAGCCGCTGGATGCTGCAGCGGTCCGGCACTTGAAGGGTGGCCGTACAAGGCCAGTTGGTGCATTGCTTGCTGCCATCTACCAGGTCTACAGCAAAGACAACTCCAAGGATGGCACGCTTGCCACCTATCACATCAGCTGGAACGCCCGCAAGGCACCGCACGCGCACTTTCTGGAGAACGGCACTAGTCGCATGGCGGCCCGGCCATTCATCCGCCCTGCGTTTGATGCGGTGCAGGCGCAGGCCCTGCATTCCTCAGAGGCTGAGCTGGAGTCTGTCTTGAAGCAACACGTGGGGTCGACCAAATGACCGTAGAAGCCGACATCACCACCGCGCTCACGCCGCTGGTTGCGGCTGGCAGCGTCTACCCAGACA